GGGTTCACTCGTCCCGGCTTCGGGGGCGGGTGGCGTTTCCTCGGCAGGCTCGGGGTCAGGCTCGGGCACCGGGATCACATGCAGACGGGTCATGTCACGTTCGACCGACTCGCCTGTGGGCAAGTGGCGGGCCGCAACCGAGGTTTCCCCGAAGAAAGGCTCGCCGTTGAATTTGCCGTCCGAAGGCTGCGCCACGAAGGACAAGGGCGCAAACTCGTGGTCCGCGGCAAAGCTTTCGGCCTCGGACAAGGTGTCGCGGGCCACGGCGGCGATCTGCACCCGGTCGCCCGAAACCGACCAGTCATAGGCCAGATCGGCCACGTCATAGGGGGTGGCATCTTCCAGCGCCGCTCGCACGAATCCGGCGCGGTCACTGGTCCAACGCTCGTCGGTTGGCAGGTCCAGATACTTGATCTGATCATCGGGAATGATGAGCTTGGTCGTGATGCCGCCGGGCGCGAATTTGAGCGCCTTTGCGCGCAGATCGCTGAGCGCACTGGCAAGATCCGGCGTGTCCAGCGAGACCTCACCCAGATGGTGCCAGCCAAGATAGGCGCGGCGAAGAAGGTGGATGCCTTCGAAAGAGAGCGAAAGGGCAAAATTCGGTTTCATCGGCACGCGTCATACCATCGGACCGCACATGGCGCGAGTCCCGTTGCAACAAACCTCAGTCTAGAGCGACTTCCTGCTAATTCAAAGGGATGGCCCGCAATTTTCGGCGATGCGGGCCAGTCCTTGCGACACGCCTTAGCTATGAGCCTTGGCCAGCGCCTGTTCCAGATCGGCGATAATGTCCTCTGCGTCTTCCGTGCCGATCGAGATGCGCACCACGTTGGGCGCGGCGCCTGCCGCCTCCTGCTGCTCGGGGGTGAGCTGCCGGTGGGTGGTCGAGGCCGAGTGGATCACAAGGCTGCGCGTATCGCCAAGGTTGGCGACGTGGCTGAAAAGCTCGAGGCTGTCCACGAATTTGACACAGGCGTCGTAACCGCCCTTGAGCGCCACGGTGAAAAGCCCGCCTGCGCCTTTGGGGCAGACCTTCGCGACCCGGTCATGATAGGGCGACGACGGCAGACCGGCATAGGTCACCGCCTCGACGTTTTCGTTCTTTTCAAGCCAACCGGCCACTTCGACGGCGTTTTTCACATGCGCGCGCATCCGTAGCGACAGCGTTTCGATGCCCATCAGCGTGTAATGCGCGGCCTGTGGATTGAGCGTCATGCCGAGATCGCGCAGCCCGACGGCGATGCTGTGAAAGGTGAAGGCGAGGGGGCCGAACGTCTCGTGGAACTTGAGCCCGTGATAGGCGGACTCAGGTTCGGAAAGGGACGGGAACTTGCCCGAGGCGGACCAGTCGAACGTGCCGGAATCGACAACCACGCCGCCCGTGACCGTGCCGTTGCCGGTCAGGTATTTGGTCATCGAGTGTACGACAAGCGTCGCGCCGTGCTCGATGGGCCGGCAAAGATATGGTGTCGCCGACGTGTTGTCGACGATAAGCGGGAGGCCCGCCGCATCGGCCACATCCGCGATGCCGCGCAGATCGGCGATATGGCCACCCGGGTTGGCGATGGATTCGCAGAAGACCGCGCGGGTGTCATCGTCGATGGCGTCGCGAATGGCGTCCATGTCGTCGATGTCCACAAACTTGGCCGTCCAGCCGAAGCGCTTGATGGTTTGGCTGAACTGAGTGATCGAGCCGCCATAGAGACGGGTGGACACAACCACGTTCCGGCCCGGCCCCATCAGCGGGAAAAGTGCCATGATCTGTGCCGCATGTCCCGAAGAGCAGCAGACCGCGCCCGCGCCGCCTTCGAGCGTGGCAACGCGTTCCTGAAGCACCGCGACCGTCGGATTGGTCAGCCGCGAGTAGATATAACCGACTTCCTGAAGATTGAAGAGCGCCGCGGCGTGTTCGGCATCGCGGAACACATAGGCGGTTGTCTGATAGATCGGGGTCTGGCGGGCGCCGGTGGCCGGGTCGGGGCGCGCGCCCGCGTGAATTTGCAGCGTGTCGAAACCATAAGTCGGGGCGTCGGTCATGGGTCAGTCTCCTGTCGGATGGGTTCCGACAGGTTTAGGACATCTATGACGGGCCGACAACTGATGAAGGGAACCGGTTTGCCGGAGGTCAATCGCCACCAGTGAATTCGGTGGGGGTTACGGGTTCGACATCGGTGGGTGGGGGCAGATCGGCAGAGGTCTGGGGCGGCCCGGCGATCGTCGGGGACGGTGACCCACCGCTTCAGCACCGTCGGAGGGATCGCGCCCCGGCGGACAGCCTGGTTGAGTGCCTGGTCACGGCCCATGTTCGTGGCCCGCATCACCTCGGTGCGAGCGATCGTGCGGGCCCGGTCAGCGAGCAGGGCGGCGTGGAACCGGTCGAGGTAGTCCTGCGCGGCGCTGCGGGCCGCTCGGGGAGTGCGGGACCGGGACCCACCGAAGAGTTCGCTGCCCCGCCGTCCCCGCCAGCGGCGGGTGCCGACGGCGTCGAGCACGGCGCGCTCCTGATTGGCCCGCCACCGGCGCTGAGCGGGGGTCAGGCGATCAGGGAGGCGGGCGTCGAGGTCGAGGAACTCCGCCACGGCGGCCTCGGCGCGCTGGAACTGCCGGAGGCGGGGCCGGTCCAACCCGAGCACGTACCGCTCCCGGTCGGCGAGCAGGGCACCGATCGCGGCTTCGGTGCCGGGCCGGTCCAGGCGGGTCGCGAGGGACTGACTCGCGAGGAGTTCGGCGATCGCGTCCGACGTCGACGAGTTGACGTTGGTGACCATGCGGGCGGCGTGCTCGCGGGCGGCGCGCTGGGCGTCGGGGTCGGTCATGTCGAGCGCGAACGCGAACCCGGCGGTGCTGTCGGCCATCACGTCAGCGACGACCGACGCGTACGGTTCCAGCGACGTGGCCTTGGTGACCTCGGTCGAGTCGATGGCGGTCGCGGTGAGGGCTTCGCGTAGCGCGCTCGCCGGGGGGGTGCCGTCGCGGCGGGCGCGGTCGTAGTGGCGGCGCTGCTCGTCGAAGAGGTCGGTGAACACGCCGGTCATAGCGGCGAGGTGCCGGTCAGCGGCGTCGAGGGCGGGCTGCCAGTCCTCCGAGGGGATCGCCGGGCCGGTGATCCGCGCGGGACGGCCGACGGTGACGGGCACTAGCCGACCGGCAGGTCAGGGTCGCCGGTGGGTGGGCCGCCGATGCGGGCCGGATCGCTCATCTCGGGGGACCCGTCGGGGGTGTCGGCCTCGGGGAGCCCAAGCAGCCCCCGGAAGTGCGCCTCGGTACTGTCGTCGGGGAACAACGCCAGCCCGGCCCGGGCGAGCGTCTCGATGACCGCGGCAAGGTCGACGAGGTCGAGGTGGGTGACGTCCCCGGGGGAGAGTTCGGGGAGCCGGTCGACGGGGAGCCCGTTGAGGCGGAACAGGCGGGGGATCTCGTAGCGGTTGAACACCGCGGCGATCTCGTCTAGCTGGGATTGCAGTGATAGCTGCCAGAGGCGGGCCTTGCTCTCGGCGAGCGCGAGAGAGCCGACCCGCTCGTGACCGAGCAGGATCACATCAGCGAGGATCGACATGGCGAGCTGGCGTTGGTAGCGCTCGATCGCGGCGACGGTGTCGACGGTGCGGGTGCCCGATGCCGACAGCAGCGCCAGGTCGTACTGCGCGACGCTGCTGCCCTCGTAGGGGTCCGACGGGAGCACCACCCCGGCCTGCTCGTCCTTGCGGAGCTGGGACGCCAGCTTGACGTAGGCGTCATACACGGCGCCGCCGGATTCGATCACCTCGGCGGGGATGCGGACCACGGGGATTCCGGCTAGGTCCCGTTCGATGCCGATCGCTTCGTACTCCTCTAACCGCTTCCGCCGCCACCACGGCGTGTAGGCGTTGCGGAGCACGCTGCGACCCTCGGGGTTGTTCTTGTGCACGGTCGTGCGGAACAGGAGGGCCTTCTCGATCGGGATGAAGACCTCGGAGTAGTCCTCGGTGAGCTGCCACATCCCGCGGATGCCGCCCTCGTCGTCGAACTCCCAGCGGGCGAGGGTCTCCTGGGCGCGGATCGGTAGCTTCCGCCAGCCGATCCGGCCGTCGCTGAACCGCGACGGCGGGTCAGCGTCGCTGCCGGTGCGGCGCTTGTAGACGACCTCGTGGAGCGACCAGCCGAACGGCAGCTTGGTGAGGGCTTCGGCGATGAAGTCTTCCCAGGTGGTGCTCATGTCGTCCATGCAGGATCGGACGAACTCGGCGTGCTCGGCGGACTCGGGGGACTCGTCGTAGGGGGTGACGGTCCACTTGACGGCCCGTAGCTGATGCTCAATCCCGTAGAGGATGGCACCGACGATCGGGTCGTTGTCGCGCATCTCGGCGATGGCGCGGGCCCCGCGGCGCCCCTGTAGCGACGGGAGCCACTCTTCGATGACGACACCGTTGGAGCGTCGCAGCCCGCTGGTTCCGGCCTCGTTCATGGGGCTGGTCACAGGGGAGAGGGTACCGGTCGCAGGGACAGGGGCCGGGGACCACGAAACCGGGCTGGCTTACCCGACCGGGGGGTCGGTGTTTCGGGGGGTAGTTACGTGAGCCTGTTCGGGGTCTTGGTGGTCCCGCCGGGGGCGACCGCCCGGACGGTGATGACCGAACCGGGGCCGCGAGCCCAGGCCGTCGAGAGGGTGTCGACGATGTCGTCGTGGTCGTGGGCGTCGTCGTCGGGGCTGAACTCGCGGAGTTCGTCGACGAAGTCATCCAACCAGTCGGTGTCCGGGCCTGCGACGACGACCATGCGGCCCTGGTCGAGGGTGGCCTGCGGGAGCGTGGCCCGGGTGCCCTTGTCGCCGGTGGAGCGGTGCCCGTCGACGCGAGCGATGCCGGTCAGGCGCCGTTGGATCGCTTCGACTTGGGCGACGCCACCGCTGCCGGGTTCCTGCTCGACCCACACCCGGACGCGGCCGTTGTAGACGACGAGGTCACGGCGGGCGGCTTTCTCGATCTCGGCGTCGCGTTCGGCGGTCCGCTTGCGGAACCTGACGACGTCGAGGATGTAGGCGTCACCGGTGGCGGTGTCCCAGCCGACGAGCGTGCCGACGGTCCAGTCGGGGTCGGGGTTCGCTTCGGAGGGCACTGACGCGGCGAGGTCCCACACGNNCGACCGGGGCGAGGTTGCGGGGCACGGCGGCCGGGTGCGCGACCCGGAGGCGGGACACGTCGAAGAAGCCGCCTTCGTCGTCGAGGAACTCGCCGTGGATCTCCTGCAACCCGAGGCGGGAGCCTTCGTAGCGGTCGAGGATGTCAGCGACGAAGGTCGGGGCGAGGTTGACGGCGTTCTCGTAGGTGCTGCCGGTGGTGATGTGGGTGTCGGGGCGGGCGGCGAGAGCACGTAGCCAGGCGCGGGACTTGGGGGTGCCGGTGAGCAGGAACCGGGGGTGCGCGCCGAGCCGAAGCCCGAACAGGGCGTTGTCGAGGGTGTCCTGGCCGTAGCGCCACGAGGCGGGCTCGTCGCCCCACAGGAACTCGTGCTGGGGGCCGCGGAGACGTTCGGGCTCCTCGGCCGAGTAGAGCGTGGCGGTGGCACCGTTAGGCCAGGTGACGCGCCGCTTGGACGGCTCGTAGACGGGGCGGGCGTCGGGGGGGTGCACGGCGAGTAGCCCGGATTCGCCTTCGACCATGACGTCGCGGGCGTCGCTGGCGGTGGGGGCGATCAGCCCGACGCGGCGGACGTCGTGGTGGGTGACGAGGTCGCGGATGGTTTCAGCGCCGGTGCGGGTCTTGCCGAACCCGCGCCCGGCGCGCACGAACCAGACCCGCCAGTCGCCGGGGGGCATCTGCTGGGAGGGGCGTGACCAGAACTGCCAGTCGTAGGCGAGGTGGCTGATCTCGTCGTCGGTGAGCGAGTCGAGTAGGTCGTCGATGAGCCCCTCGGCGGCGACCCGCTCAGCGAGGCTACGAGGCGCCGTGGGAGCGGTCGTCGTCATCGACGCTGGTGGTGGCGGTAGGGACGGCGTCGAGGCGGTCAGCGAGGGCGGAGAGGCGCTCTCGGACGGCGTCGCGGGTGTCGGTGGCGGCCAGTTCGACGGGGCCGCCGTCGCGGCCGGTGACGGTCATCTTGCGGCCGACAGCGAGTTCGACGAGCTTTGCTCCGGCGCTGACCCGCTGCGGCCAGGGGACGTTCGTACCGGACGCGGCCTCGACGAGGGTGCGGAGCCCGGTCTGCGCGGCAGTGAGGATCGCCCGGCGGGTCCGCTCCAGCATCTCGGTCTCGGCGGCTTCTAGCTGGGCCTGGAACTCGGGGGTGTTCATCCGGTCGGCGAGGGTGCGGCGGTTGATGCCGCAGGCGTCAGCGGCTTGCTGGACGGTGCCGCCACTCATCAGCACTTGGATCGCGGTCACGTTCTGCGCGCGCCGTCGGGTGTCGGTGCGGGTGGACCGCTCGCGTGGCGGGGTAGCGGGCGGGTTGCGGCGCCGGGCCGTCACCGCTGCCCGGCCCCCTGGAAGGGACCGTTGGGCCAGGCACCGTTGGGCCAGAGCCCGTCGACACCGTCGATGAGTTCGACGGTGCCGCCGTGCCGGTCGAGCCAGCCGGAGAAGATCTCGGCGACGAGGGCGTTCGTGTGGATCAGCCGCCGGGCGGCCTCGGCGCGGACTTCGTCGACGAGGTCGGCGGGGAGGGTCACGTTGAACTGGCGGCGCGGGACCGGCGGGGACGGCATAGCACCAGCCTAGAAGCCACCCATGCCGGAGCAGAGGGACAGCAGCCTCACGTCACCACCTCCACCGCCGCCGGAACGCAGGTACGCACCGAACACCGCCTTGTAGTCCGGCGAGGTGGTGGCGAGCACCGGGATGGCAGGCAGCCCGATCATGCCAGGCTGGGACTTCACCGTTCACAGGTCACCACCTCCGAGTGGTAACTATGTTGACAGGGTGCGGCAAGTGACTTACCGTTGACGGCATGGCGAAGCACACCAGCACCATCCCCCCGGCGGTCGGCACCGACGTGGTCGTGCCCCGAGGTCACGGCGAGGTCGTCGGCTGGGTCCGCAGCTACCTGTTCGGCGTCGCCACGGTCGTCACTGACGACGGCATGGTCGAGGTGCCGTCGTCCCGCCTGCGGGCACTCTGAATCGTGGTCGACGACCTCGCCAGCCTCAGGCGGGCCGCTCAGCGGCTCGCCTCGGCGCGCACGGACCGCGACGCAGCCATCGTCGCCGCACGACACGACGGCCACTCGCTGCGTACGATCGCCGAGGCCGCTGACCTGTCGCACGTGGCCGTGGCGAAGATCGTGGAACGTCACGCCGCCACCTCCATGTGAGGCATGAGGGTCGAGCAGTCCGAGGGCGAGCGCTGCCTGCTGGGGGACGACCCCGTTGCCGAGGCAGCGCAGCGCCGGGCCTCGCTTGGTGATGACGTCGGTGACCCAGCCTTCGGGCAGGCCCATCATCCACTCGACGAATCGGGGGTTGAGGGCCCGTCCGTCGAGGGGTTCGGGGGCGGGTCGTCCGAGGATGGCTTCCCACCGTCGGACAGCCGGCTCATAGGATCCGAGGTCGCAAGCCCGGTCATGATCCACGCTGCGTCGGTGAGTGTCGTTTCGATGTTCCCGGTCGAATCGGGTCGCCGTCGTGCGGTGCTGCTGCGGCTCCCTCTCGTGTCGCTGGCCGTCGGCGTCGGCAGGAAGCGCCACACGACCCGACCGAGCAGGCTGTTCTCGGGCACGTTCGCCGTGTGCGCTGAGCCGTCCTTCCAGTCCCTCGCCGTCGGCGTCGGCAACACAGAACCACCGCTCACGTCGGTGGGGAGCGCCGGCGTCGGACGCTCGAACAACGCCCCACCGTGCGTCGTACCCCAGCGCGGCAAGCTCGGCAACAACTCGGGGGCCTCCGAGAGCAAGGTGCCCTGGGACATTCTCCAGCACGACCCATCGGGGTCGAGCCACGCCAACGGCTCGCCGGATATCGGGCCAGATCCATCGGTCATCGGCTTCTCCTCGTTGTTGCCCAGCGCAGCTGAACGGCTGGCAGGGGTAGCCAGCGCACAACACGTCGACCTCGGGCCAGTCGGACACGGTCGTCAGATCGCCGAGGTTGGGGACGTTCGGCCAGTGGGCGGCCATCACGGTGCTGGCGTGCGGGTCGATCTCTGAGTAGGCCACCAGCTCGGCGCCGAAGTGAGCCTCGACGGCTAGGTCGAGGCCGCCGTAGCCGGAGCAGAGCGACAGGAGCCTCATGCCACCACCGCCCATGCGCCGAGGATCAGCGAGCACCACGCAGCGGTGCCGACACAGAGCCAGAGGGCGATGTTGGGGGCGTGGCGGGGTGCGGGGTCGCGGGCAGCGGCGAGCGCGAGCCCGGTGGCGAGGCCGCTGGCGATGGCGGCGGTGACAGCGAGGACGGTCATCGGT